TTCGAACCCCCTTTTTCAGCTAGCGCCAGATGCGCATGTTCTTACCATCAGCACGTCATAACATGCCACCCCTGCCCGATATATTGTGAAGATTCCAAAACACCACTATTTGGTGTAATCTCTGCTTAAACGCTGCTAATTCATCTTGCCGCTAATTACGCAGGCAAAACTTGCAGAAATTCTCGGGGTGTCTGCGCCTCGTGTCTCTCAAGTAAAAAGCACGGGAAGGCTTGATGGCACTTATGTCCAGAAGGGCAAAAATGTTCTATATGACGAAGAAAAAGCTATCGCTGCCTGGAACGGCGAAACCCCACAGCTTACCACGCGGGTGGCGGGTTCGGAACTTGAAATCCCAAGTTTCAATGAATCCCGTGCCAAGTCCGAGCACTTCCGCGCTGAGCTGGCCCGCCTTGAGCTTGAACAGAAAGAGGAGCGTCTGTGCGAAGTCGAGAAGGTCAAGCGAGAAGCGTTCTCAACAGCGCGTTCTGTTCGCGATGCCTTGAACAGCATGCCCGATCGTGTCGCAAACCAGTTCGCCGCCGAAACCGATCCCGTCGTGATTCATCAATCCCTATCCGAAGAGCTACGCAAGGCGTTGGAGCGATTGACCGATGCGTGATGGTGCTGCGTTGTATCGCGAAGCTTTTCTTGAGGGCTTGAAGCCTGACCCGAATCTGACTGTTTCGGAATGGGCTGATGCCTACAGGATGCTGAGCAACAAGGCGTCATCAGAGCCAGGCCCGTGGCGTACGGATCGGACTCCCTACCTGCGGGAGATCATGGATTGCATGTCGTCCAGCAGCCCTGTGCAGAAAGTGGTGTTCATGGCTGGTGCTCAGCTCGGCAAGACTGAGGCGATCAATAACGTTGTGGGATACATGATTGCGCATGCGCCAGGCCCCGCGTTGTTTGTGCAGCCAACTATCGAAATGGCGAAACGTTTGAGTAAACAACGTCTTGATAGTTTGATTCATGAGACTCCATGTTTGGCAGAAAAAGTTGCGCCAGCAAGAAGTAGAGATTCGGGAAACACGATGTTCAGCAAAGAGTTTCCTGGCGGTATCTTGCTGTTGACTGGTGCCAACTCAGCTACGGGGTTGAGATCGGCTCCCTGTCGATGGGTGTTATTGGATGAAGTCGATGCCTTTCCTTCCGACGTTGATGGCGAGGGTGATCCTTGTGCATTGGCTGAACGCCGCGCATCTACTTTTTCACGCCGAAAGATCATCCTTACCTCTACGCCGACCGTCAAGGACATGAGCAGGATCGAGACGGAGTACCTCGCGAGCGATCAACGACGCTACTTCGTCCCCTGTCCGCATTGCGATCACATGCAGTGGTTGCAGTGGAAGAATCTGCAGTGGCGCGATTCGGATCCGAAGACTGCAGCGTATGTGTGCGAATCATGCGGCACTCATATAGAGGAGTATTACAAGAGCGAAATGCTGCGTCGTGGGGAGTGGCGTGCAACTGCGACATCGGAGGATAAGCGTACGGTCGGGTTTCACCTGTCCAGCTTGTATTCACCACTTGGATGGAAAAGTTGGGAGGAGGTTGTCACCGAATTTCTGCGTGCCAAAAACGATGCGCCCTTATTGAAGACGTTTGTCAATACGGTGCTAGGCGAGACGTGGGAGGAAGAGGTTGGTGCGAAGCTTGGTGCTGATGGCTTGCGTGAGCGTGCTGAGTTTTACCCTGCTGGGGAATTGCCTGAAAAGGCTTCTATCCTCACTGCAGGTATTGACGTACAGGACAATCGTGTCGCTGTCGGACTGTATGCGTGGGGTGAAGGTGAGGAGTGTTGGCTGATCTCTCATGCTGAGATCTACGGTGATCCTGCTGGCACAAAATTATGGGAACAAGTCGATGATGTGATCAATAGAACGTATCCCACCGCTGATGGTAAAGAAGTGAAAATTGCCGCTGTTGGGATTGACTCTGGCGGTCACTTTACTTCCGAAGTTTATGCTTACTGCAGGCAACGTCAGAACAAGAATGTCTTTGCATTGAAGGGTCAATCGCAACGCAACAAACCACCAATCGGCAAGCCCAGCAAGGTTGACATCAATTATCGCGGGCAGGTGCTCAAGAATTCAGCGCAGGTGTTCCCTGTCGGCGTCGACACGATCAAGACCACCTTGTTTGGGAGGCTGAAGCACAACGAAGAGGGACCCGGTTACATTCATTTCCACGCTGAGGCTGGCCCTGAATACTTCAAGCAGCTCACGTCCGAGCGTCAGGTGGTGCGTTACATCAAGGGCTTCGCTGTTCGCGAATGGAAGAAAAAGGCAGGTGATCGCAACGAAGCGCTTGATTGCCTTGTCTATTCCTACGCTGCATTAAACTTCCTTTACATGCGCTTCAATCGACACACGATTTTTGAGCAGTTCAACAAAAGCAAGAACACAAACGAAAAAGTTGAACGCACAGCACAGAAACCGGTAGAATCGGAGTATCAGCCGTTGCGCCGTCGACGCATGCCTCGGCCACAGCAATCATTCGTAACGAACTGGTGACTATTCTCGTCCCTGACACGATCTACGCGGGTGATACTGTCATCTTCGATGTACCTGCCTTCAACGATCCGGTGGGTGATCAGGTTGATAGCGGTACTTATACTCTTACTTGGTACGCCCGTACGAATGTTGTATCGGAGGGTGCGACGATCACGGGTGTCGCAGAATCGGACGGTTGGCGTGTTACGGTCCCATCCAGCACCACTGCTGATTTTGACGCAGGACTCTGGACCTGGCAGGCAATCGCAACAGCCGGAGCATTACAGCACACTGCTGGTCGAGGACAGTTTACGGTCAAGGCATCGCTTGAATACGTTGGAACTCCAGGTGCGTTCGACGATCGCACGAGAGCACAAATCGACCTTGACTACGTTGAGGCAGCAATCCGCACACTTGCGCAAGGCGGTGTTGTTCAGGAATACACGATCGGTGGACGAAGCCTAAAGCGCTATAAGATGGCAGAATTGCTTCAGTTGCGTGATTCCTTGAAAGCCGAAGTAGATCGCGAACGTCGCGCCGAAAAGGTAAAGCAAGGTCTTGGCAATCCTGGTGTCACTCGCGTGAGGTTCATCTGATATGTGGCCGGTCAATCGCGAGCGCAAGATTCGGCGGCGTAATTACGCTGGTGCTGCCGTCAATCGCCTCACAACCGATTGGGTGAGTCAAGGTACAAGTGCAGACTCGGAGATCAAGAACAGTCTTCGGATTCTGCGCAATCGTGCTCGCGCTTTGGTACGCGATTCAGATTTCGCCAAGGCTGCCCTGCGTGCGGTCAAGAACAACGTTGTCGGTCAAGGCATTAAGCATCAAGCGCAGATCAGGATGATTCGTGGTGGGCGTCTTGATGAACGCCTGAATGCACTGGTTGAGCACGAATTCAAGAAATGGACGAAAGCTAAGAACTGTCACGCTGGTGGCACATTGTCTTGGGCGCAGATTCAGCAGCTCTGCATCACCAGCATGGTTGAATCAGGCGAGGTATTTGTGCGCCTTGTCAGCCAACCCTTTGGTGATAGCCGCGTCCCGTTCGGCCTTGAGGTGATCGAGTCTGATCTGCTCGATGACGATTACACCGGATTTGAGCCTAATGGCAATCGCGTCAGGATGGGCGTTGAGCTGGATGAATGGGGGCGGCCTGTTGCGTATCACTTCCTTGAGTATCACCCCGGTGATTATCAATTCAGTTATTCAAACATCGCCAAAAAGCGCCGCACTCGCATCCCCGCTGAGCAGATCATTCATCTGTACTCCGTCGATCGCCCGCATCAAACTCGTGGGGTGACGGCATTCGCCTCGGCGATTATGCGTCTGAACAACCTGCGCGGATATGAGGAGGCTGAGATCATCGCCGCTCGTGCAAGTTCAGCCATGATGGGCTTTGTCAAAACACCCGATCAAGAGCTATTTGAAGATGGCGTTCAAGACGATCAATCCGTTCTTGATTTCGCCCCTGGCAGTATTCGTCGTCTTGCACCAGGCGAAGAGATGCAGTTCTTCTCGCCTTCTCGTCCTGACGATGCT